TATGAGGTGATACATGCCACTGAAACTACAAAGCGCCACAGGTTCAATCACGCTGATTGCTGAAGATGGATCGGGCAACGCAAACGTCACACTGCCACGCGCTGGGGTGGGTTCTGTATCATCACTAAGCGATCTAAGCATCACTAGCACGGCGGCAGAGATCAATTCTCTGGATGGTTTTACTGGCGATGTAAATGACCTAAACACCGTAGATGTCACAACCCTTGGCACCGTAGAAGCGTCCAAGGTTGTCACTGCGGATGCGAATGGCGATGTCACGTTTCCTGATGGTGAGAAAGCGTTGTTTGGTACTGGTAATGACTTGCAAATGTATCACGATGGGTCAAATTCATACATCTTAGACAACGGAACAGGTGTTCTCTTTATTGATGCTTCATCTCAGTTACAATTACGATCTGCGGCACAGGATATCTACGTCCAATGTATAGAAAATAGTGGGGTCAACTTATTTTGGGATAATGCCAAAAAGTTGGAAACAACATCAGCGGGTGTAGACGTAACAGGCGAACTCATAGCCGACAGCTACAACGAAACCTACGCAGCGGTTACATCATCCTCTAACGCCACTACGGTGGACTGTGAGGCGGGTAACGCATTTAGCCACACACTGACAGAGAACACCACGTTCACGTTCTCCAACCCCCCTGCCAGCGGCACTGCGTATAGCTTCAGCATTGAGATTATTCAGGATGCATCTGCGTCTGGGTTCGTTGTCACTTGGCCAAGTTCAGTAGACTGGCCTTCGGCAACTGCACCTACACTAACAGCGACAGCAAGTGCGAAAGATGTCTTCATCTTCACAACGCGGGATGGCGGGTCAAACTGGTATGGGTTCACTGCTGGACAAGCATTGGGGTAAGTTATGGCAACTAAGAAAAAGTTACTTCAGGCAGCGGCAGGCACGGCAGCGGCATCTGGTGGTGCGGGTGGTCTTAACGTAGAGAGTTTGTTCTCCACCTATCTCTATGAAGGGAACGGAAGTTCTCAGACGATAAAAAATGGTGTTAATCTGGGGCAATCTTACGGTAGTGGGTCTGCTAGGTTTGGTGGAACCGCTACAGGAGAGTACCTACAAACGCCAGTATCTACAGACTTTGTATTAGGTAGCGGTGACTTTACTATTGAGTTCTGGATGAATGTCACAAGCAGTTCAGGCAATAACCAAGAGCCATTATCTTTTGGTGACGGTACTGGTGATTATGATCCAGTATTTTATCTAAGCGGGACAACCCTTCAATTCTATGGCAGCACAAGTGGTACAGCTTGGGATTTATTAAGTGGCGTAAGTGTAGGGACAATTACCTATGGCACATGGCACCATGTAGCAGTTACCCGTAATGTGGATGGTGTACGTTGCTATCTTGATGGTGTTCAGGGGTCTGGCACAGGCATTGGCAGCAGTTCTTTTTCTCAGACATCTAACCAAGTAACCATTGGTCGTGGTCAAGATACAAAACGGTTCTATGGGTATTTGTCAGATGTGCATTTTGTAAAAGGTACTGCTCTATATACTGGCAGTAGTTACACACTTCCCACTTCGGCGACAACTGCACACGCCAACACTAAACTGCTTACTCTACAGCAAGACGATTTGCTTACTGATAACAGCACAACAGGCCACACAATTACAGAATACGGTGGGTCTATCTATGATGAACCAGTGTTCGGCCCCTTTGACGCAGCCGAAGCTGGCGAAGGTGGTTTGGTTTGGTTTAAGGAAAGATCACCCAGTACAGACTATCATATTTGGCAAGACACGGAAAGAGGTGTTGGTAAATCATTATTTAGTAACAATGATGCCGCCCAAAGTGGTAATGCTGGTGATTTAGTTGCATCGTTTAATGCTAACGGTTTTTCTGTAAACAATGATTACCTTGGTACAGCTAACACAAGTACAAATGGCGCAGGTCAAAACACAGTCTCTTGGACATTTCGGAAGGCTCCACGCTTTTTTGACATTCAAACTTGGACGGGTACGGGAGTAGCAAGAACGATTAGCCATAACTTAGGGTCGGTTCCAGGTGCAATTTTAGTGAAGCGTTATAGCGCAACTGAAGATTGGAATATGTACCACAGAAGCTTGGGCAATGGATTTTATCTGCAACTTAATGGAACTGGCCAAAAAGCGGTAAGCGGCACTGGTGTTGGGGAAGCTAACTTGTGGAATGACACAGACCCTACGTCAACTGAATTTTCTATCGGAACTCACAACAGAGTAAACACAAGTGGTGAAAGTTATGTGGCTTATATTTTTGCCCACAACGATGGTGACGGAGAGTTCGGCCCTGATGGTGATGCTGATATTATCAAGTGTGGGAGTGTGTCGCACACCCAAAGTAATGGAAGCGACAGCTTTGTTGACTTAGGATTTGAACCGCAGTGGGTTATGGTCAAGAGAGCAGATGATACTGGTAGTTGGATTATATACGATACTATGCGCAGTTTCACCGCAAAAGGTGCGACAAGTTTATATTTACTAGCAAATTCAAGCGACGCAGAAGCGGAGGAGGGGTTATCAGACGGATGGATTGCTCTTAACTCTACTGGCTTTAGTTTGCTTGATGGTGCGTGGGGGACAGGAGACTACATCTACATAGCCATTCGCCGTGGCCCTATGGCTGTGCCGACTGATGCGACTGATGTGTTTGCTATTGATACACGTTCAGGAACAAGACCATCTTTTACATCTAACTTTGTAACAGACTTTGCATTGGCTAGAGATGCATCACAGACTTGGGAATGGGTGGTGGCACAAAGGTTAACTCAGGGTAAAATCTTTGAGGGAACAAATGATACAGATGCGGAGTTTTCCCAGAGCAGTTTTAAGTTTGATTACCAAAATGGGTATGGTAACTTAGTTGGTTCAAACTCTAATTATTATGGCTGGATGTGGCAGAGGCGTCCCAACTACTTTGATGTCGTTTGTTACACGGGGAACGGAACAGTAAATCATCAGATATCTCATAATTTACAAGCAGTTCCAGAACTTTTGCTTTTTAAACCTAGAGGATCAGGGTCTTGGATAGTTAAATCAAAGTTTGACGATGATGCGTCAGGTGTTTCAACACGGACTAATTATTTATTGCTCAACTATACAAACGCTTATTCAAGTAGTGCTGATTATAGGCTGTCATCAGATGAAACAAGTTTTACTTTAAGCACTAATGGTGGATTTGATAATGGGTCTGGTTGGAACACCAGTGGATCAGACTACATAGCCTACCTATTCGCAAGCCTAGATGGTGTGTCTAAGGTAGGATCATTTACTGCTGGAGTAAGTGATACTTTTGTGGACTGTGGCTTTTCAAGTTCTGCTAGGTTTGTTCTTATGAAGCGCAGTAGCGGCACAGGTGATTGGTTTGTTTACGATAGTGAGCGTGGCTATGCTGCTGGTGCTAATGATAAGCGTTTAAAACTTAATACAACAGATGCAGAAACTACCAATAACAATATAGACCCAACCGCTGGCGGCTTCACTGTCACAGGCAATACTATAGATGCTGGAACCTACATCTTCTACGCAATCGCATAATCAAACTCATATGAAAGGATCAATCTAATGAGTGAATACAGAAACAGAACAACAGGTGTCGTAAAGACCCAAGGGCAGTGGCGCAATGAGTTCGCCAACATGTCCCTGCCACGGGTTTGGAAAGCAGCAACCCTAGACGCACTAGACCTAGACCCAGTGCTACGCAGCCCTGCCGCTACCGTAGGCGACTATCAGGTGTCTGTGCGTGATGGCGTTGTCCAAGATGCTAACGGCAACTGGGTGGAGAACTACGTTGCCCGTGACATGTTCCAAGACACCACAGAGGATGGCGTTACGACAACCAAGGCAGAGCATGAGGCGGCGTATCAGGCTGGCTTGGATGCTAAGACTGCCGAAGGTCACCGTGCCGCACGCAATAAGCTATTGGCTGACAGCGATTGGACGCAGATGAACGACAGCCCTCTCAGCAATGAGGATAAAACAGCTTGGGCAACCTATCGCCAAGAGTTGCGCGATATGTCAGACTTGGCATCATGGCCTAATATTGCTGATGATGATTGGCCTGTAGCGCCGTAAGGAGCATTAGATGTTTGGTTTTGCGCCATTAGCAAAAACGCCTGTAGCTGACGACAGCGGCATTGTTAATTACAACATTGGCATTGCTGACCAGACATCTACGCCCACACTTTCTGTAGGCATTGACCAAAAGCACATCTTCAACGCTGACGAAATCACAACGGCAACACCGATTGTAGACACTGCACCAGTATTTGAAGATGAAACATTTGCCATTGCAGACATCACGATTGGCACACCTACGATTGGTGCAGTCAATGCAATCTTGCGCTTTGATCTAACGGCAGATGAAATCACGCTTGGTGCGCCCACTATTGGCACCACACCACTCTACGAACTCTGGACGATTGATGAGATTACACTGGGTGCGCCAGTAGTAGATCAAGCAGTTCTCACAGAGGTGGTCAACTTTGGTGCGGATAGCATCAGCGTCACGCCAGTTGTAGATGAGGCACCATTTACGCAAGATCACGTTCTTGGTGGCGATGACATTACAGCTGGTGTACCTACATTGCCAGTACGGTTCCTGTGGGACTTCCAAGAAATAGAAGCCAAGACATGGACAGAAGTTTCTGATATAACAGACATATGGACGGACGTACCAGACCCAAGCGATACTTGGTCTGACGCGGCGTAAAGGAGATTTAGATGGTTTTAACAGTAACCAAACCAACGGTAGGCGGTTCTGAGGATAGTTGGGGTACAACCATCAATACCGCGTTGGACGATATTGTCCTAGAAATAAACAGCAATGCTGACGGTACAAACGCTATTACGCTGAAAGAAGGTGGCTTTGCAGTTGGCGCAACAACAGTCACGGTCACTGGCGTAGAGTTTAATGTGCTAGACGGTGATACAGTGGCAACATCAACAACAGTTGCTGATGCTGATCGCGTTGTGTTCAATGACGATGGCACGATGAAGCAGGTCGCCATGAGCGATCTCAAAACTTACATCAATGCTTCTGTGGGTTCTGGGTCGGTCACAAGTGTTGCGATGACGGTACCAACTGGTTTGTCAATCAGCGGATCGCCAATCACAACGTCAGGCACACTGGCAGTTTCTTTGCAGTCTGGCTACAGCATCCCAACAACATCAAGCCAATCCAACTGGAATACGGCGTATGGTTGGGGCGATCACTCTACGCAAGGATACGCAGTCGGTACTATTCCAACAAACAACAATCAACTAACGAATGGTGCGGGTTATCTTACAACAAGTTCTTCACTTAGCACTAGCCAAGTTGGTGCGGCGACTGCTGGGTTAAGTTATGATGCTGTTGGTAGTTATGGCCTAATGAAAGGAAGTAATGGTGGCAACCCCGGTGGTACAGTAAGTGGCTCAAGTCTGGTGTTCACAAACTCAGAGTGGACTACTGGCCCCGCACCGTCTTCCTCAGGCACTTGGAAACGCATGGGTTACAGTGGCGATGCAGCCCCCACAGTTTGGCTAAGGATTTCATAAGATGACAATAGAGATAACCGAAGTACGAAACGCTCAGTCTATGAACGCAGAGAACACTCAGTTTGACGTAGAGATTAACCACCCAGATTACGGATGGATACCCTACTCACTGACGCCTTGGGACACCGACACGACCGTAGATAACACAGCCCTGTTGTCTCTCATAGGTTCAGACTTTGCGCCATTTTCTCAAGCAGACCATGATGCACGTTTTGCCGCTTTTGAGCGTGACGCGCGTGACGTAAAGTTGCGCAATGAAGTAGACCCAATCGTAACTAATCCATTACGTTGGGCAGACTTAACAACTGAAAAACAAAACGAATGGACACAATACCGCACTGACTTGCTCAACGTACCACAGCAAGCAGGCTTTCCACACAACATCAACTGGCCCACTAAACCAGAGTAACGCGCATGGCTCTCATACCGCTTAAAATCCCCGCAGGCTTCTACCGCACAGGTACGGAGCTAGATGCATCTGGTCGTTGGCGTGATGGCTCACTTGTTCGCTGGCGTGACGGATCGCTGCGCCCTATAGGCGGCTGGCGTGTGAATGAAAACATTGCCAGCATTACGACAAACGCACCGCGCGGAATGCATACTTGGGAAAGCAACAACGGCACACGCTACGTTGCAGCGGGATCGTATAACGAGCTATTTGCGGTTGTTTCTGGTGGCACTGCATACGACATTGCTCCAACTGACTTAACAGCGGGTTCAGAGGATGCTGCGGTTAATATCGGTTACGGTTATGGCTTTTATGGCGCAGGTACATATGGCACACCGCGTCCTGACACAGGCAACCTAGTTGCTGCAACTACATGGTCGCTAGACAACTGGGGTGAATACCTTGTCGCGTGTTCTACGGCAGACGGACGTATTCTTGAGTGGCAGCTTGGCACAACATCAGATGCAGCGGTGATTGCAAACGCGCCAACAAACAACAACGGCCTAATCGTCACAGAGGAACGCTTTATCTTTGCACTGGGTGCAGGCGCAAACCCACGCAAGGTGCAGTGGTGTGACCGCGAGGACAACACGACATGGACACCCGCAGCAACAAACGAAGCTGGTGACATTGAGTTGCAAACGTCAGGCCAGATTGAAACGGCTATTCGGACACGCGGTCAAACGCTAATCATTACAGACATTGACGCGCATACAGCACGATACATTGGCCCACCCTATGTGTATGGGTTTGAGCGTGTCGGCACATCTTGTGGGATAATTTCACGCAAGGCAGCGGCAGACGTTGACATGGGCGTGTTTTGGATGGGCAACGGTGGGTTTTATCGCTTTGACGGTAACTTGGTTTCTGAGATACCGTGCGATGTTCA